GTTGCGGATCTTCTTATCCATCACCGTGGCCTGGTCTACCGGATTGAGTGCAACCTCTTCCGACCAGCCGAACTCCAGATCCGTGATGCCGAAGTGCTTCACCAACACTAGGTCGACCAGCCCCTTGATCCACTTCTGCAGCGGCGCCAGGCCTTCCTGCATGGCCTGCTCTTTGGCGTTGTCAGCCGTGGCCCGGTTCTGTGACTTGATGAACGGCGTCGGAGAGACGCTGAACGCGAAGCACACGATGCGCGCCAGCCATTCGTCCATCTCGTCTTTCAGAGCGGCCGGCTTGGTGTCGATCGGGTCCGGCCCTTCCGGGATGAACCGACCGACGTGCTTGCTCTGCCCGGAGGTGAGCGAATCCCACCAGAGCTGGAACTGCTTGATCTGATCCGGATTCCAGCTAGCCGGCACACGGAAAATTGTGTTCGGGACGTTGCCATCGGTGTAATAGCTGAGCTGATTGAGCTGGCGGCGAATCGCGATGTTCACCGTCATGATGATCTGCTCGACCGGGCTATAGCCGTAGATCTTGCTGGTTCGCGGGTTGCGTGGCTTGTATATCAGTTCGTCAGCCGAGTAATCAATGGCCGGCACGCCCTTTAAGATTTGCTGGTATGCCGGCAATGGCGCCGCCGGCGTGCGGCCATGATCATCAATCACGCGCTTGATGGTCGCGCCATCAATTGGTTCCAGACTGTAGACTTGTCCACCATTCGTCGGCCGGACGTAGATGGAAGGCGCGTCCAGCACGAACAGGTCTTCCAGCACCATGCGCAACCAATCATCCCAAGCGTGCTCGCGGTCTGGAAACGCAAAGAAGGCAATCAAATCGGTGCAACGCTGATCTGGCTTAGCTTTAGCGTCCTTGGGCTTGATCGTCCAATTCAGCGCGGCCAGCTGATCCTTGCGTGTCTCGATCACCAATCGCAGCAGGTCATATCCGTCCGCCAGCGCGCGCATTTGCTCAAAGCTGACTGGCTCATTCTGACGCGGCTGCGTCATCGTGTTGAACCCGACCATATAGTCGAGCTGGCGACCCGTTACGCTTGGCTGCTCTTGCGGCGATGTAACGGGGTCAAGCGGCGTATCCGGACCGAACCAAGACGGATCAGAGCCGGAAACCATATAGCGCACGCCAGCCGCGACGCGCGCAACGAAGCTAGGCGCAAGCGCCGTAGACTTTGCGGCACCCTTGGGAATCGCCATGATTTACACCGCCGCTCCGGTAACAGGATTGCGCCAGGCTTTGCCGTCCCACTTAATGACATAACCCAACGTGGTATCAACAAAGGTCTGGTTGATCTTCGGCGCCACCGGGCGGTTAGCCGTAGTGTTTGCACCGCCATCCGCCGCACGCGTCCAGCCATTAGCTACCATCACATCGGCAACATGATCTGGCACATCCAGCGTGCTATTTACCGCGCAGGCGTAGGTGATTCCGCCAACAGGGATCGGGTTGTAGAATCCGCTCGACGGCGGCATAACGCGATGGGTCATGGTTTGGTCCTCAGGATTGTTGTTGCGCCATCAGCTCGCCGTAATAGCCCATCAAGCCGGAGTTGTTGCCGAGCTTCGGGCAGAAGCAAATCATCACGGCATCAGCTAGGTTTGGAGACTTGGTTCCGTCAGGGGCTTTGTTGATAACAATTTTCCCGGCTTTATTTGGCGTATAGGTCGGCTGAGACAGCTCCATGGATAGCGGAACAAGCTCTTTCAGTTCGGGACAGATGGAAATGATTTCAGCCGGATCAAATGGCTTGCCTTCAACGACAGCGCGATAGGTATTGCGGAACAAAATGCGTAGCGCCCACCACGCCTGGGCTTTGGCATTCTCAAACAGGTCTTTATTTTTACGATCCTTGACCATCTCGCCTTCTGGGTCCTGCACGGCACCAGACCCACGGAATGGGCTGATATCCAGTTGCCGGATCGATTCCTTTTGTCGCTCCTCATTGATCACGCGAGCGTCACCACGCACGCCAGAGCCAAGACCATCCGAATCGAACTCAAACCCGTCGTAACGCCATTCGTCGCTGATGGAGAACGCCTTAACAACAGATTCGAATATGTCGCTCCCCTTACCAGACCATGACTCGATGTGTTCAAGCAGAAAACCATACCGCCCGGCAAACGCGTTCTTGTCCTTGCCTTGGTCGGCAACGTCCAGCGCGCCGCGGCGCATGCCTGTTGGAACAATGCCAAGTTTGATATGCGCACCAATAGCGGCTTGCACCCAAGCGGAAGGTATCACCACGCCCTCAACGGATGCCGAGTAGTTGATGTCGATTTCCTGGGCAACCGTTACAGCATCAAGCTCCTCGACCTGCTTGTCGTACCACGCATCATCCTTGCGCGGATCGTCGCGCCAGTGGAACGTGAAGACCTTGATCTTGCCGCCGAAACGCTTCTGAGCAAATGGATTGCCCATGCCGTTCGGTGTACTGATGTCTTGACGGCAGTTGGTGGTAGCAGACAAAGAAGCGTCAACCAGGTGCGGACGCTCCAAAAATGCGGATTCATCAACGATGTAGAAGCTACTGCGGTCTCCACGGCCAATGCCATCGCCCGACTCACCGGTAATCACTGAGTCAGAGTCAGGAAACAAGATGCGCATATGGGGCGCGTGCTTGTTGACGTCCCAAGATCCTCGAAACTCAGGCGGCAACATGGAAAGGAACTGGCGCGCCTTCCAAAACAGAGACTTTGGGGCTCCAATTTTGTCGACGTACTCTTCTTTTCTTGATCCAAACCCCACCACCATTCCCTGGTTGAACAAGCAAACCGTGTCTGCCAGCGCAATGGTTAGCCAGGACATGCCCATATCCCGGGTTTTCTCTGTCAGCCCAGGCTCACGACACTTCCATCGCTCAATAAACCAATCGATCCACTCTTCTTGCTTCGGGAAAAGCAGGAAGGGGATATTTGACGGCAAGCCGCGCTCAACATTGCGAGGATCGAACGTCATACCCCAGTCAATGATGAATTGCGCGGGGTGATCGCGGTAATACGCCTTAAGCGCAGGCAGCACGCCGGGATTTGCCCGAATGCGCTTGAGCCGTTCCATCCGCCATTCGAACACCTGCACATAATCCGGTGCTCGGAAGTCGAACGGGAACGGAATAGGCATGTCAGCTCTTCATCATGTCCTGATAGATCTTGGCAGCTTCAAGAGGGTCAGTGGTCGTTGTCACAATGGCCTGCAGCGGCCCACCGTTCGGTCCGAGCAGTGTCATCTTGTCGTTAAACATACCCAAGTGCCTGGCGACGTTCTCCAGCGCCTTGGCGCGGTCCTCCAGCAGCACACGCAATCCATCCTTGCCTTGGTGCACACCGGCATAGAGTTGGCGGGCTGCGCCGCTCAGCTTGCGGCTGTCATGCACATGGATATGGCCATAGCCTTCGCCGGAACACTTCGGGCATGCGGGATTGGCGTCACGCGCTTCCACAAAGCCAAAGCCACCGCCATTGCTTGGCGCCTGGCGCTTGTTGCGCTTCGCATCATCCACAGTACGCTGATACTCGCTGTTGTCCGCCCACTGATATGCATGGTCGAAGCCCCAGCAGTAGCGGCAATTCGTGCGGCGATACTCCACCAGTTCGTTCACATCCACGTTAACCATCTGCCACCAGCGCTGGAGCACCTTATCAGCGGTGATTTCTGTGCGCGCTGAGCGGGCTTTCATCGCAGCCGCGATAGCCGTTGAGACACCAACATTTGCCAACAGTCGTGGGCCGACTGTATTTGGGTCTCCGCGATATCCGGCGCGCACCGCAGATTGGCTGGCATTCAGATCGATCAGATACTCTTCGACAAAGCGCTTCTGCTTGGGGGGTAGCTTTTTTGCCATGAGGCTATCGCCTCCTCGGCGTAGTGGTTAGATGCGAACGAACTCAGGAATGCGGTGGCGCGGGAGAACAACGAAGTCGTCAGCCTTAACGTGCTTCCCGAGGTAGTCAAATCGGATCACCACCGGACCAACGTCAGCCACGACGGCAGCGCGGCCAGATAGCATCAAGACATGCTGGCCCTCATGCAACCACACAGCGTCCTCGACGGGTTTGCAGTGCTCCATGTGCATTGATGGCTCCAGAAACGCAAAAAGCCCGCGCAGTGGCGAGCCCTAGAAATGCAAAAGCCCGAACTCTAGACGAAGTTCGGGCTGCTGCAAATATAGTAGTTTTGTTGCATCACGCCGTCAAGCGTTCCGCGTAAATCAGCCGATCCAATAAAGGGCGATGCTGTATCTCAAGCGTTGCATAAGCCTTGTGCATCCAGACCTCAACACCTCTGATCACCTCATTCTCATAGCGGTTAGCCGTCGAGTAATGCACGCTATGCCGATCTCCAATATCTCGGCACCCAAGCCCCTCGCCAGTGCACCACTTGCGGATGATGTCCTTGTCGGTATTCATGCCCCAACGCTGCGGGGTCTTGGTGGACAGGTAGATGATTTCCGTCTCGCGCTGGACGTGGAGGCACCATAGAACGGCGCGCTCTTCGAACGGTAAGCGGGCAATCTTGGCCATTACGAACGCCGACTGTGTCTTGAGGTCCATCGGAGATAGATCGCCGAATGATGGTGATTGCGCCTCGGCAAATTTCTGTACCTTGATCATCGATGTCGTTTCGATCTGAAACGCCCAGCCAACAAGACTCCGCACGTTCGAAAACCGCATACTGCCCCCTTACCTGTCTTGCCATTACGCCGCGAACAACCCTTGCTGCCGCCGATCTGAAACTAATCCCGTGATGGTCACCACCACCCTTGCCTCACCATCCGGCTCCATGCGCTCACCAAACAGTTTTCTGACCCACTTGTCGTCGTTGAATACCAGGCCCTTGAGCGAGTCCAGCAACACCTTGTTGGCGTTGTCCAAGTCGATGCATTGCACATCGTCATCCCAGCATTCGGGGTCTTTGCGCGCGCGCCGTTGCCAGTCCTGGGGGCGATGCGGATACAAGGCGACGTCCACGGCCACGCGGCCATCGATCGGCGCAATGATTCCCGCCGCATGGACGATCTTTGCCACCTGTTTTTTATATTCCTTGGCTTCGCTGGAGAGCGTGGTCACCGGTGCCTTGAAGCCCTTGGGCATGAACGTCCGCCAGTATCGGTTGGCGCTGATCGGGTACGGCAATACCAGGGTGATCGACCGGTTCACTTTCCCACCTCCAGCATCATCACGATTGGCCCGAACATGACCATAAAAAACACCGCAATCAGTACCCAATCGATCCAAGTCATCCGTGGTGTTTCCACCCAATTCGAAAATCTGTTCATGCCGCTCTCCGCTTGGTCAAAAACCGCTCCATGTGCTCGGGCAACTCGCCGATACTCTGCAGGTAGTCGGCAGTCATTTGCGTGCACCACAGGCCGCCGCAATACACACCGCGCGCGACTTGATCAGCAATCTTGTGATTGAGCTCACGGGCCGAAAGCATGCCGCCGGAGCCCAAGCGCTTTTCAGCGAGATCGCGCAAGATCGCACTGGCTACGGCCTTGTCGATCGTTGGCGCCGGTAGCGCCTTGATGTTGCGGTTGGCCTGCGTCTCGTAGTTGCGATCTTTGCAACAGGCCGCGGCGAACTCATCGCAGCTTGGCGGAAATTTGAACTTGACTTGCAGGCCGTGCTTGATGTCGGAAGAGCTCAGGTCGCGCAGCTCATGGGCCCAAACGTCCATCGTCTCCAACAGGCCTACGTCCTTGCCGTTGGCGTCTTGCACGCCACTGCGGTATCGATCCACGAACGGGGATCCGAAGCGACCGCGTAGAGTGCGGAAGATCATTGCCACCGTGGCGGGGTCAATTGCTGAGGTAGCCATTGCTTTGTCCTCCGGTGAGATATTGCGATCCGACGCCCAGGGTGTCGCAAGCGGCACGGCGGGTATCTTCGGGGTTTGGTTTTCGAGCCACTGCCTTGACCTTGGCGTCAGTAACGCGGTTTCGGTCAGCGTTGAACTGGGCTTGGTCAAGTAGCCACTTGCGGAATTGGGCTTGCCAGGCGGTTAGGTCCTTGCGAGTTGATCCCTGAGCCTGGTGGTGGGCGATGAAGCGCTCAGCTTCCAGGGTTGCGTCTAGACCAAGTTCGCCGGCTTTGAGTTTTGCGGTTCGATCTGGGGCGAAGTCGCCAGGGATGGCGATGTCGGTTTGCGTGTGCGCCTCTCTCGCTCTTTCCTGCTCCTGTTCCTGCTCCTGTTCCTGCTCCTGG